ATATACAATTACAAGTCAAAGAGACTTAGTTACTCTATATGGTAATCCATTCTTCTACTCATCATCTGCAGGAACACCAATCCAAGGATATGAATTAAATGAATATGGATTATTAGCGGCTTATTCAGCACTTGGCATTACTAATCAAGTATATGCATTAAGAGCAGATATCGATCTAGCAAGTTTAGTCGGATCAACAGGTCGTCCAACTGGAGCACCAACAAATGGCGCTTATTGGTTAGATGCTACTGATTCTACATGGGGACTTAATGTATGGAATGCGACAACTCAAGCATTTACTGCACCAACTCCAATCGTAATTACATTAGCAACTCAAGTATCTAGTGGTCAGCCACTATCATCAGTTGGTAACATCGGTGATTATGCAATCGTTGCTATCCCTACTTATGATTCTCCAACATCAACTACTAATCAAACATATTGGTACAAAAATAGTTCAAATGCTTGGGTAGAATTAGGATCAGTTGCTTGGATGAACTCTTTTGCTACTCTTGTAACACCAACTGCTAACCCAACATTAACTGAAGGAGACACAGTTGAACTTTCAATTAGTGGTGGACTAGGCGCAGGCGGTAGTAATACTGTTTCTCTCGTAGTTGCGGCGGCACCAAACAACACTGTTAATCAATTAGCACAAGACATTAATTCTCTTAACTGGGAATATATTTCAGCAGATGCTTCTAATGGCAAACTTAACATTTATTCTGCTCAAACAGGTGGAACACCTAACAGTGATGATGTTAATCTAAATGCATATTTCGTAAGATTGCATGATGCTACTGGTACTATACTGACTGACTTAGGTTATACAGCGGCGGCACAACTTTCATATCAGCCAAGAGTTGCATATGGAACTTCTGCTCAACAACCAGTATGGGGTTCTGCACAAGATTATCCAGCACCAACAGGCTCTACATGGGTTCAGGTTAACGGTACAGGATTACAACCAGTAATCTCTTCATACAACTCAACAACTGCATCTTGGACTGCAAAAACTCAGTCATTCGCAACTTCTGATTGGAGTCAAATCTATTCAGCAGACTCAACAGGTGGCGGAGCAATAGCGGCAGGTGACGTTTATACTCAGTATGGATTCGATAGTGACTTCAATGCAGGTCCTGTTTACTACTGGTACAGAGCGGCAACAGGCGCAACTGTAGTTAAAGGTGTAAATACTACACCAGACTTTACTTCAGGACCATATGTTGCAGGAGTTCAAATTTCAACACCAGGTGTTTCTACACTTAGTAGTTCATATCCATTCAACTTAGCAGATGCTACAGATGCTACAGATTTCGTAACTGCATGGTCAGCGGCGAACATACCTTACACATCTGCATCAGTTAACGATGACGGTACTATTTCACTAACACACACAGCAGGTGGTGTTATTGTATTAGATGATTATAAAGCAGACGGAACATCATCTGGTTTATGGACAGAAGCAGGATTCAATATATCTACTACTGTAGGTGGTAAAGAAGGTCCTTTCAGAAATGACATTAATTTTACATCAACTCAGGCTTCAACAACAGGTTCAGGTTCAGGATTACAAATTACTGTAACAAATAACTATGGCTTCTATGATTTTAATCCAATTTCAGTTGTAGGCGCAGGTACAGGACATGCAGTAGGCGACAGAGTTACTTTCTCAGGCGTAGATTTTGGCGGAGCAACACCAGCAAATGACTTAGTAGTTACTATAACAAAAGTCACTGCAGGTGCAGTTGATGCTTATACTTGGTATTCAGGTACTGGTCCAGATATGTACACAGTTCAGTTATCTAACTGGAGAGCATTCTCATTAACAACAACTGGAGCGTATTCATTAACAGCAAATGAAGGTGCACCAACTGCAATCCCAACTAACATGACTAACTGGTATTACACAGCAACTGATCAAGTTGATATTATGGTTAATACATCAACAGGTTGGAAAGGATACGGAAATCAAGGTTATGATGCTAACGGAATGGTTAACACAAACGTTGCAAACACAACTGATCCTAAAGGTCCTCTCGTATCTGCTAGTGAGCCTACACTTCAAAGTGACGGCACAGCATTAGCATACGGTGATCTTTGGTTAGATACCTCAGACTTAGAAAACTATCCAACATTATCTCGTTGGGAATCAGTACAACAAACGGGTGGTGGTTCAGCAGTTGATAAGTGGGTCTTACTCGATAAGAGTGATCAAACTTCACCAGATGGTATCTTATTTGCAGATGCACGTTGGGCAACTAACGGAACAACTAATCCAGCAAATGATCCTATTCCAAGCATCGTATCATTACTAGCAAGTAATTACTTAGACGTTGATGCTCCGAATACAGCAAACTACCCAGTAGGTATGTTGATGTGGAACATGAGACGTTCAGGATACAATGTCAAGCAATATAGAGTTAATTACTTCAATGCTGACAGATTCCCTAACAAAGTATTACCAACTGTAAAAGATGCATGGGTAACTGCTTCAGGTTTAGAAGCAGACGGTTCTATGTATGCAGGTCGTAAGGCTCAAAGAGCAATGGTGGTAACATCAATGAGATCAGCAATCGCATCTAACACTGCTATTAGAGATGAAGATAACTACTTCAACTTACAAGCATGTCCAAACTATCCTGAGTTACAACCAGATATGGTTACATTGAACTCTGATAGAGGTGAAACTTCTTACATCGTTGGTGATACACCAATGAGATTGAAAGATAGTGCAACTGATATTCAGGCTTGGGCAACTAACGCGGCAGGAGCTACAGCAACAAGTGAAGACGGTCTAGTAACTAGAAACACTTATATGGGTCTATTCTATCCATCAGGTATTACTACTGATCTAGCAGGTCAATTAGTAGCAGTTCCATCATCTCACATGATGACACGTACAATCTTACGTAATGACAATGTTGCTTATCCTTGGTTAGCACCAGCAGGAACTAGACGTGGTATTATCGACAATGCTTCAAGCATTGGTTACTTAGATTCAGCAAGTGGTGAATTTGAAGTAATTAAAACAAGCATTGGTATTAGAGATGTGTTATACACAAACTTTATTAATCCAATGGTATTCTTTACAGGTCAAGGATTATTGAACTATGGTAACAAAACTTCATTTAATTCATCATCTGCTTTAGATAGAGTTAACGTAGCACGATTAGTCGCTTATATACGTAGACAATTAGTATTAGCGGCACGACCATTTGTCTTTGAACCAAATGATGTTCAAACAAGAAAATCAATTGCGGCAGTAGTTGAAACATTGTTTGCTGATTTAGTTTCAAAACGTGGTCTGTATGATTACTCAGTAGTTTGTGATTCATCTAACAATACTCCAGCGAGAATTGATAGAAACGAACTTTGGATTGATATAGCAGTTGAGCCAGTGAAAGCGGCTGAATTCATATACATTCCAGTTAGAATCTTTAACACTGGTGAGTTATCAGGATCGTAAAAAAGATATACAAAGAGGCTTCGGCCTCTTTGATTAAAAAAAAAGATAAATATATTTAAGAGATATATTTAATATTAGGAGATTAAAATGGCATCAGCCTCAGATACTTTAAAAAACCTTTCAGTTAAACCAGAAGGTAGGGAGAACGTCAACTTATTGATGCCTAAACTTCAATACAGATTCCGGGTTGGGTTTACTAACTTTGGAATTGGTAGTGATGCTGAAGGTTCAGTTACATTGACACGTCAAGTTATTGATGTAGCAAGACCACAGTTACAGTTCGCAAAAATTACAGTTCCTGTTTATAATTCACAGATTTATCTAGCAGGTAAACATTCATGGCAGCCACTTCAGGTTAACATTAGAGACGATGCATCAGGCGTTGTTTCTAAAGCAGTTGGCGCCCAGTTGCAAAGACAACTAGACTTCTTTGAGCAGGCATCATCTGCTTCAGGAGCCGATTACAAATTCGCAATGAACATTGACATCTTAGATGGTGGTAATGGAGTTAAAGATCCTGTAATCTTAGAGCAATGGGAACTAGCAGGTTGCTACTTAGAACAAGCAAACTACAATCAGTTAAACTATTCAACTTCAGAAGCAGTAACAGTTTCTTTAACAATATCATATGATAATGCTGTTCAAACTGACGGAGCAGGAGCATTAATCGGAGTAGGTGGACCAGGAACTATCGCAGATTCTGTATCAGCACCAGATCAAGGTACTGCTACTGGTTAATAGCAATCAAAGTAAATTTAAAAACCGGGTTCAGCCCGGTTTTTTTATGGGGTTTTTAAAGAGATAAATAAGACTATAGGAGAAATATATGGCTGATCCAGCATTTACTAGTCTAAAAGATAGTTTAGTCGGAGCGTTTCTAAGTGATGTTTACTTAAGAGACTATACACACGCGGCTAAAACTTTTATTCCGAATAAGTTTTCAAATGCTCCTAAAGTTAAATTTCTTTTTCATACTTATTTTAATATTAATTCAGACGCATGGACTCCTCCCGCAGGTGTTGGTTCTAGTAATTATGGAGTACTCGTTAAATCAGTTAAACTTCCTTCTTTTAGATTTGAAACTGACACGTTGAATCAGTATAATAGAAAACGTATTATACAAAGCAAAATTAAATATGAGCCTGTAGATATTACATTCCATGATGATAACGCATCTCAAATCACGGCAATGTGGAATGCTTATTATCAATATTACTATGCAGATTCATTTAATCCAGAATTAGGAAGTGGTGATACAAAGACTTACAACAGACGTAACATATATGATCCTTCTTTATCTGGCGACATGCAATATGGATATAGAGGAGATTCTTTTACAGGGCAACAAGAAAGACCTTCTTTTTTCAAAGATATAACAGTTTATGGTTTATGGAACAATCAATACGTTGCTTATACATTCATTAATCCAATTATTACAAACTGGTCAGGTGATACATATGCATATGATCAGCCTGAGGGAACAATGCAACATAGTATGACAATTGATTATGAAACAGTAACACACAATACTGGAGAATTTAATCTGGAAGAAGATGGACCTAAAGGTATTGATGCAGTTACTGGGTTTGGACAAGAAGCATACTATGACTACACAGATAGTCCAAATGAACAATTAGGTCAAGGAGTCGGTGGATTAGGAGGGGCATCAGCACAGATGGCTATTCTTAATGATCCGAATGCTACTGCATTTGAAAAAGCACAAGCATTAGCAAAACTTTCACAATTAGATCCATCAGCAGTTATTGCACAAGCAAAAGATGCTGTTAAAGACGGTATTAAAGATGCAGTTAAAGATGCTGTTATAGGCAAATTAACTGGCGGCTTATTTGGTAATGGCAGTGGTTCTGGGACACCTACTATGGGTGCAAGTCCAGCATTGATTCAAATCTCTAACCAAGGTGGTGCCACAGCCGCAAACAATAATAATACTACTGGTGGCGGAAATACTGCTGGGAAACAGAATTTTGGTGAGAGTGTAGTAAGTAACATAAGTAGAAATTTAGGATTCGGTTAAAATGGCATTAGAAGTAGTACAAACAGAAAACACATTAGAAATATTCGATAGTTTTTATGCAGAAGCATTAAGTGTTCCTGTCAATGAATGGGACGTAGTAAATTCATACTTTGTTGGAGTATTAAAAGGCGACCCTAATTCTGAAAGTACAAAAGATACTGCAAAAAAATTCTCATCTGTGTTGTTTAAAATTGCACAACAAACAGGCACAGATATCATGGTGTTTATGGATTATTTTAGAACTAATGTAGAAACAAGTATACAAGTAAATAGCGAAATGGCATATTATTTAAATCTATTAAAATCTAAAACTGCATTATATGGAATCAGCACTGTCGTAAGTCCTAATCAAGCAGTACAACGTAATATCATTGCATAACAAGGCCCTATAATGGCTCGTAGACAAAAATACGCACAAGGCAGATACACTGTAAGAAATCCACAAAAATATGTAGGCAAAGGTAAGCCAACATATCGATCTGGATGGGAACTTACGTTTATGATCTTTTGTGATAGTAACGACAAAGTGTTACAATGGGCTAGTGAATCGATAGCAATTCCTTACATACATCCTATTACAGGCAAACGAAAAAATTATATACCAGATTTCTTTATTGTCTACCAAGATAGAACTGGTAAAAAGAAAGCAGAACTAATCGAAATCAAACCAAAAGCACAAAGTATCATTGAAGAAAAAAGAACTAATCCTAAGACTGCAATTACTGTCGCTATCAATCATGCTAAGTGGAAGTATGCTCAAGCATATTGCAAAACTCAAGGCATTCAATTCAGAGTTGTTACTGAAGACGATCTTTTCTACAACGGTCGTAGTAAGTAGATAAATAGTTGTATGACTAAAAAACTTGAAGAATTGTTTGATATTGCTTCCAACGAGGCCAATGAATTAAATGAACCTATTCCAGGTGTAGCAGAAGAAGTTACACGAGAAGCACTTAGTAACCTCGAGAAAATAGAAACAGCATTGCCTACTGTACGAGGTTTAGAAGCATCTGACAGAGAGTTAGATGATTTAGCTACCAAGGCATCAACAAGTTTTCAAGACCTTATGGATTTAGGTATGCAAGTAGACTCACGTTTTAGCGGAGATATCTTTAGTGTTGCTAGTAACATGTTAAACCATGCTATCACTGCTAAGACTGCTAAACTAAACAAGAAATTAAAGATGATCGACTTACAATTAAAGAAAGCCACACTAGATCAACGTCAAGCAAAGGCTGATGAGAAGATCGATAATATTCCTTTAGGTGAAGGCCAGAACTTAGATCGCAACGAATTACTACGAGTATTAAGTGGGAAAAACTTAGAGGAATGATAAATATATTACACGGGAACAAAACATTATGAGAAATCTTAAACAATTTATCGCAGAAAGCGTCCATACTTATGACTACACAATTAAAGTAGCCGGTGACGTTGACAAGAACTTCTTGGAGTTGTTTAAATTCAACTTAGATAAGTTCTCACCAGTCGAAATCAAAGGTCCAAAATCAACACCAATTCAAGCAAATCCATATGGATTTCCAAATTTAAATAATGAGCCTGTCCATATATTTACATGCAAATTTGCATACCCATGTACTGAACCAATGGTTCAACAAATGGCTCAGTTACTAGGTCATAACATCAACTATGTAAGAATGGTTAATACTGCATACAATGACGGTATTAATGATGAAATGGATCAATATGAAAATCAAGCATCACCAGCATTAGGCGAACCTGAATTAGAAGATAATGGAAAAGAAGCGAGTGAAGAATATGGTGATAAGTACTTAGATAGCATACACAAACATTCAGAGAAAAAGAATGTTGGTAAAGTAGGTTTACCTGCTGATCAAAAGAATACTAAAGATTCATTTGATCCTTGGAAGCCTTGGACAGATGATTCAGTTAAAGGACAGAAGAGTCCGTTTACTGATGTAAAACGTGCTCCTAAGCCTGAAACATCAGCGGGACTATAAGGATTTAACTATGGACTTTAAAAAGATTTTAACGCAATTCAATGACATGTCAGAAGACTCTACTGAGTCTACTACTATGTTAACAGAAGCCGATCACAAAATTCCAAACCCGACTGCACCAGATTCAGAAGCAACAAAAAGACGAAAGGCTATTGAAAAACACCAAGAAAAACTTAGAAAGAAAAACGATGAAAAAGAAGGAAGTTTTTATGGGTATAGACAAAGATCAGATAACTATGATCCAGATTTAGATGAAAGTGTTGGTATCGTTAAGGGTACATTAAGCAATGTCTTTGAAGAACTTTCATTAGAACCAGCAAAGCCTGGAGCACAACATATTACACAAGATGGCGAGACAATCGGCACAGTCAGTGATCCAAATACAGCAAACCAAATCAAACAAGCAATTGATAAAGGTACCTTAACAATGGGTGATGGGGAATTAAACGAAGAAGAACTCGATGAAAAATGGGCTGGTGACACTAAGATTAAATCTACTGGTAAATGGGCAGACAAAACTATCGCAGAATTGCAAAAAGCCCGTTCAGCATTAAAAAGCAAAGAAGACAGAACTAAAGAAGAAACTTCTAAATTACGACAAATTAATTTTGCTATACGATCTAAGAAAGATTGGAAAGGTAAAGTAGCAGAAACTGACACACCACCTGAATCATCAATGGATCTTACATCTCCACTAAGTGGCGATAATAGAGACATGGCAGAAGGTGCTCAATATCCAGCAGACGATGGCTCACATAATTCATCTAACGATGAAAGAGGCAACGCCGCGGCAAACGCCGCTTTGGCAGCCAACGATGCTGATACACCTCAACTGGTAAAAGAGAAAGTAAGCAAATCAACTAAACTACCTAGTATTTCAAAAGTGAAATCTATGTGTTCAGAAGGTTTGTCTACATCACAAATACAACAACTGCACCCTAAGTGCAACAAAGAAGAACTTACTATTATGATTAAAAATACTAAAACAAACTTAAAAGAAGGCGCAGATCACATTCTGAAGGCCGCAAAACACATGGGTCATGCTCATGGTTTATGTAAAGGGTCGTATGCATGTCCACATGACGAAGGTTCTGAAGGTGCAAGAGCATACCATGAAGGCTATAAACATGGTCTTGATGAAGCATGTGGCGTGAAGAATGCTTATGAAGATTCTACAAAAGAAATGGGAATTCGTAACGAGCCAATTGTAGGAATCGTGCATGAAGAACCTGAATCAGAAGTTGTATCTACTATGGCATCTTACGGTGCAATGGACGAAGCAGAATTTGATGAAGGCAATGCATTTTCAGGCGCTATGGCAAAAGTAGGTAAAGGAGACAAGTTCGCTGTAGGCGGAAAAGAATTCACAAAAACTGTAGCAGAACAAGAAAAAGATGCTGGTTTAGATGACAAGTATGACTGGAATGCATCAACTGAAGGCGACAAAGAAGCAACATATGAAGATGCTTGGACATTTGAATCATTAGAAGCAGAACTAGAGTCTGTATTAAATGAAGGTCAGACTGTAGAAGAAGGTGTTAACATCTCAGTTCAGTCTGGAATGGAAGGACAAGAAGACAGAGTTAGTGTTAATGCTACAGATGCAGAAGCAGACAAGTTAATCAAGTTCGTTAAAGACGTTGGCATGGGAAACTATGGCGATCCTGAAATGGAAGTTGTAACACCAGATGTTGCAGACGTATCATTCTATGGTTCAGAATCACCATCAGAAGAGCCTCAAGGTTCACATGATGACATGCTCAAGTTAATGGGTATTGTCGATATGGAAGATGATGCAGAAGCACCAGGAACTGTTGACGTTGACTACGAAGAAGAAGTAGTAGACGAAGAACATAAAATGTGCGAAGCATGTGGATCAAAAATGACTAACGAAGGTTGTGGATGCGATTCAGTCGATGAAGACCAAGGTTATAACGACAGAGAAGACGAAGAACTTGGCATGAAAGATGGCAAAGAGTCTGGTAAAGATGATGACTACGCAGGACGTAGAGATCAGGAACGTGGAGACTTCGGTCATAGACACGGCGGACATTTAGAAGAAGAATCAGATGCAGAAATGGACGACCATGCTGAAAGAGCAGGTAAAGAAGTTGCACATGATGCAGATTATGACGGTCGTAAGCATTCAGGTAGAGATGGCGAAGATGTCACTAAAGATTTAGAATATGATGACTACAAAGATCATCACAGAGAGAAATCTTTAGAAGAAACTCTTGCTCAGTTGGATGAACTTGCCCAGTTAGATGAATTTAAGGATACGAAAAAGCAAGGCTACGATGACAAAGAAGACGAATCTGATGGCGAGAAACACGGTAAAGAGTCAGATCACAAACAAAGTGAAAAAGCCCGTAGAGGTGACACAGATGGTAAGTTTGGTAAGAGAGACAAAGAAGACAGAAAGCCTTCTTTAGAAGAAAATCTTAGAACTTTAGACTTACTAGCAGAAGTCGGTGTAGAAGCATCAGAAGAGCCTACTCAGCCTTTATCACAACATGACGATGATAACTTAACAACAGAAGGTGCAGAAGATGCATCTGCTGATAGTTTAGATGGATCAATCGAGCCTGTAACTGAAACTCAAACTGATGATCAAAGAGAGTTTGCAGTAGCAGAAGAAAAGAATCCAGATGGTCATCACCATACAAGTAATGAGCCTTTTATCGATCCAGACGGTCCGCATGATGAAGAAGACAAGTCTGATAGAGAAAAGAAAAAAAACTCGTTAGAAAAATACATAGATTCCCCAGATGATATAGTCAATGGCAAAAAAATTCCTAAGTTCGGTATGAGAGATATTAAAGACATCTATCGTATGCACAAGCCTCTATTCAAAGAGTATGAAGATGATAAAGAAGAAAAACTTGACGAATGGGCTAACGATGCTGGTAAAGATGGCATGGAAACTTCGTTTGAACAAGACATTGACTTTATGACTAAAGTTATCTCTGGTGGACTTAACAAGCAGAAATCAACAGGTCAAACAACTATTCCAGTTATTGCTGGTCAAGATGACAGAATGGGATATAACGGTGCTGACGTAGTTAAAGAAGGCAGTGTTTTATCATCATCTGGTTTTGCAACTATGTTGAACAAACTTGACAGCCTATCTGAAAAATAATAACTACGAAGTTTTTACTTTTACAATACCCGGCAATGTCGGGTATTTTTTTGGATAACGAAGAATATCTCCAAACGATAAATACTACTATTAGGAAAGAATTGTTATGTCACAAAGAAATATAGATTTCGGAGCATTCCCAGACGATCCCAATGCAGATGCTATCCGCTCGGCATTTGAGAAAGTTCAGTTAAATTTTACAGAAGTATTTGCTGGTCTCGGTGATCAAGCCGTTATATCTGTTAACAAAACTGCAGGGTCTGGAATTCAAGTAAATCAACCTACAGGCAACGTAGTTATTTCTGCGAACATTGCCAACTGGACTGTTAGATCATCTACATTAGATTTAGGGATAAGCAATCCAGGAACACTATCAGTTGCAAAAATAGAAAACACAAGTCAATCTCTTTACATTGATCTGCCTCCTACTGCGGTTTATGCGGCAGGCGACTTCGGTTATATCTTAGCAAACACATCATCAGGTAATGGCAACATAGATGGCAATAACATAACATTAACTAATAATGTAGTAGCAGGAAATGTCTATGCTAACACAGGCATTATCGGTGCCACTACATTAACAGGTACTTTAAGTACAGCCGCCCAAACAAATATTACATCAGTAGGAACTCTATCTGGACTTACTGTAACTGCACCAATCACTGGTAGTGTAACTGGTTCAGCCGCAACAGCAGGCACAGTAACAACAGCCGCTCAACCAAACATCACATCAGTAGGAACGTTATCAGCATTAGGTGTTAATGGAATTGTCACAGCACAATCATTTACAGCAAATACAGGATTATTTACAGGTGACGGTGGTGGCTTATCAAATATTGCAGGTGGTAATGTAGGCTTAGTAGCGAATGCAACATATGCAGTATCAGCAGGCAGTTCGCCATTAGCAGGAACAGTTACTACAGCGGCACAGCCAAATATCACAAGTGTCGGCACATTATCAGCATTATCTGTAACAGGTAATGTGTCTGCAGGCAATGTGTCTGGCACAGGTGGTGTATTCACATATGTTTCAGGTGACGGTGCTAACCTGGCCGCAATTGCAGGAGCAAATGTCTCAGGTGCAGTAGCCAATGCTACACATGCAGTATCATCAGATAGTGCTAACGCAGTTGCTGGTTCTAATGTAACTGGACAAGTAAACTTTGCTATAACTGCTAATTCAGTAGCGGGAGCAAATGTCTCAGGTGAAGTTACGAATGCCGCTATAGCAAACTCAGTCGCTGGTGCAAACGTATCTGGCGAAGTTGGATTCTCAGTAGTAGCAAATTCAGTTGCTGGTGCTAATGTATCAGGTACTGTAGCAAATGCAACATATGCAGTATCAGCAGGAACAGTAGAAACTGGCGCACAACCAAACATAACAAGTACAGGTACTCTAACATCATTGAATGTTACAGGAAATATCGATGCTGGAAATTTAACTACAACTGGTCTTATTACTGGTGATGGTGGTGGTCTATCTAACATATCTGTATCAGCAGGTGCCGCTATTACAAACGGCACAAGTAATGCAATAGTGGATACTAACGGACCATTCAGAGTTTCAATCAATGGTTCAGCAAACGTAGTACAAGTTAAAGATTCAGGAACAAACATGGAAGTTGCAGGCTCAATGTCTGTATCAGGTGGATTCGATAACAACATAAATTTCAATAGTACTGCTAACTTAGGACCAGAAAGTAATGTAACAATTACAGGTGGAGTAGCAGACTCATTCTTAAGAACAGATGGCGCAGGTGGTTTAACATGGTCAACAGCAGTAACTGCGGCGCCTGGTGCAAATACTCAGGTCATATTCAATGACGGTTCAGGCTTGTATGCTGGTAATACAGGATTTACATTCAACAAAACAACAGGTACTTTTAGTGCACCAGTTATAAGTGGACCATTATCAACTGCGGCACAACCAAACATTACAAGTGTTGGTACTTTAACTTCATTAATCTTAGGTGGAAGTTTCAACACAAACTCTGACGTTATTACTAACGCAGGTAATATCGAAATATCAGCAGGAACAGGATCGTTTAAAGGTAATGGCGCAGGATTAACAAATATTACTGGAGCAAATGTAAGTGAAGTTCCTTTAGCAACAACAGCAACAACAGCAGTAACAGCAAACGCAGTAGCAGGAGCAAATGTCGCAGGTCAAGTATCATTCGCGGCAACAGCAAATGCTGTAACAGGTGGTAATGTATCTGGCGAAGTTGGATTTGCGTCAGTTGCAAATAGCGTATCTGGAAGCAACGTAGTTGGTGCAGTATCGTCTGCAACAACAGCAACAACAGCACAGACTGTAACAACAGCCGCTCAACCAAACATCACGTCAGTTGGTACTTTAACTGGGTTAGATGTTAATGGATTAATTACAGCAGTTAACATCACAGCAAACACTGGTTTAATATCTGGTGATGGTGGTGGTTTATCTAATATAGTAGGATCTAATGTTTCTGGTGCTGTATCAAGTGCGACAGTTGCAACTAGTGCAACGACTGCTGGTACAGTAACAACAGCCGCACAACCTAATATTACTTCAGTAGGATCTTTAACTTCACTGACAGTAACTGGTAACGTTTCTGTAGGTAATATCTCTGCTACACGTGGTACATTTACATCTGTGTCAGGCGATGGTGCCAACTTAACTAATATAACTGGTTCAAATGTAGGTGGGCAAGTAGGATTTGCGGCAATAGCAAACAATGTAGCAGGTGGTAATGTTACTGGCGTAGTAGCAAACTCAACATATGCCGCATCAGCAGGTAGTGCTCCACTAGCAGGCACGGTAACAACTGCCGCACAACCAAATATAACATCAGTCAGTTCGTTTCTATTCCATTCATCTAGTGACTCTGTAAGTGCTTCAGGTAGTTCACAGGGCGATGCGTTTACATTAACAACTGAAATTAACAGAGTAACGTCAGCATCAGCATCTAATGGTATTAAATTACCAGTTGCTCAAGGTGGATTAGTAGTATTCATAATCAATACTGTATCTAACTCATTCAAAGTATATCCGAACACTAGTGATGAAATAAATTCATTAGGTACTAACAATGCATTCACGCATCCAGAGGGTGCAACATTACAATATATTTGTACAAACTCTACAAATTGGTATACTGTTGGCGCAACATATGCATAATGTTTTGCATCTTTAAGAAGGGTAAGAAACAAATGAGATTATCAAAGAATTTTACACTAACAGAGTTTGAAAAAAGTCAAACTGCTATACGTCAAGGCTTAGACAACTCTATGCCTGAAGAGCATTTAGAAAATGCAAAAGCATTGTGTGAAAACGTATTACAAAAAGTCAGAGATCATTTTGGACCTGTCATTATTAATAGTGGATATCGTGGGGAAGCACTTAATAAAGCAGTTGGCGGAAGTTCTAAGTCACAGCATTGTAAAGGTCAAGCGGCAGACATAGAAATACATAGTGTATCTAATTATGATCTTGCTAAATGGATTGAAAAGAACACAGACTTTGATCAAGTAATTTTAGAATTTTATACTCCTGGAATACCAGACTCTGGCTGGGTACATGTAACTTATAATATAGAAGGTAATAGAGGCAAAACATTAACAGCAAGTAAAGTTGATGGTAGAACGCATTACTCTTTAGGTCTTAACAAATGAGTCATCATCCAACTTGGGTAACTCCCAAAGGATCAATAGGTGCATATCCCTCATTGATTCCTTTATCTTTCACATTCTCAGCAACTCCTGATGATGTGTCAGATACATTATCTTATGCAGTATTAAGTGGCTCGTTGCCTGCAGGATTGACACTAAACAGTACTACTGGTATCTTATCAGGCACACCAGGAAGCGTTGGTGTCGATACTGTATATAACTTTGCTGTAAGAGCATCAGAAGCAAGTAATGCTACTGAAATAGCAGACAGAGCATTTAGCATAGAGATTAGTGGCGTTGCTACTCCTACATTTACTACTCCTACAGGAACAATACTTAATACTAATGACAGTATTTGGCGAGAACTGCAAGTAGAATATAACAATCCGATCCCTACTAACGAAATAACAATTAGATTAGCACAAGGCAAACTTCCTCCTGGCTTAGAAATAAATGAAAAAGGTTTAATCAGAGGATATCCAGAAGCTCCTATCATTAATATTAATTACTCTGCTGTATCTACAACTGCGGTATCTGTGTCATCTAATGTGATAGAAGTACTAAGTACTGATGAATTCGTTATAGATAGACCTGTTGTGTTTTCAGGATCGTTATTTGGTGGATTAATATCTAATACTACTTACTTTGTACATTCAATAATAAATTCAACAACGTTTACTATTTCTTTGACACGTGGCGGAACAATTCTTAGTCTGACTGATGGCACTGGTATTATGACAACTACCTTGCCACAAATTCAAATAGGTGAGCCAACTGTACAAACATTTAGTTTCACACTAGAACTATTATCTGCTTTAGGAAACAACTTACAATCATATTTAATTATTGTAGCAAATCAAAATGCACCAACAAGTGTAGGAGGTCCTGGATTTCCTGCTAACACAAGAGTTCCCACAATCTACAATACAAGACCATCAACATTTAATGTAGGTGTCAATGATCCTACTAATTATGGATACTATGTATTCCCTAACAACGATCTAAATCTCACTTATTCACCAAGCGAATCTGCTCTCATGGGACAGTTTCAAAGTGGAGAATACTTTTCATGGAAAATGTTAGGACATGACTTCGATGGCGATGCATTAACATATCAATTCGCAAACTTGCCTTTAGGTTTAGTCGGTGATGCTACAACTGGTTGGATAACAGGAACTCCAGTCATTGCAGAAAACAGTATTAATAATTATAGTTTTTCTGTGAGTGTTAGAAAGACAAACTTTACTAATGTTTCTAGTGCTGTCTTTAATTTCCAAATGACTATTGCTAATGACATCAATGGTATTATTACTTGGATTACGCCTAGTGATCTTGGTAAAATGAATAATAGTGAAACATCAATCTTAGCAGTTGAAGCAACATCTGACGTAGCATTATCTTATAGAGTAACTAGTGGAAAACTACCTCCAAACTTAACAGTACTCGCAGATGGCGGAATTTCAGGCATAGTTGCATATCAACCTACAGATGAATTATTAGAATTAGATGATCAAACTACATTCACTTTTACTATAGAAGCATACTCTCCGTTATATCCTGTTGTATTTTCTCAAAGAGAATTTACATTAGTAATTGATCAGGAATTCGATCAACCAACAGACACGTTGTACATTAAGTGTGCTCCTTCACTTGAAGATAGAGCAATCATTAAGCAGTTATTAACTAGCACTACAATTTTCCCTACAGCAGACTTGTATAGAGTAGAAGATTCTAATTTTGGTAAAGCATCTAGTATAGTATATGAACATGCATATGGAATTTATGCAAGTGACTTTGATGAATATGTTGCGGCTATTACTAAAAATCATTATTGGAGATATATTACTTTAGGAGAATTAAAAACAGCAGTTGCAAAAAATGCGGCAGGCACAGTAGTATATGAAGTTGTATATTCAGAAGTACAAGACAACTTAGTTAATCCTAAAGGCAAAAGTGTTAGTGAAGGCATTTTATGGCCAAGAGATATTCCATTAAACAAAGGCCCATGGTATACAAGTGAGATGGATATATACACAAGTTACATAGATAACGATGCTGACGGTAATCCACAATATTATACAGCCTTAACTCCAGGATTTGCTCAAGCATTATATCCAAACAGTTTACCAAATATGAGATCAAGGGTTGGTCAAAATTTAGGACAAGAATTCGACTTTAGATTACTTCCTGAATGGATGACTAGTCAACAAGCAAACGGTTCAACGTTAGGATATACTCCTGCTTGGGTTCTTGCATATTGCAAGCCAGGAACTGCTGATACAATTAAAAACAATATCGAAACATTATGGTTAGATCCGCTAGGGAAACCTTATACATTAAATCAAATTAACTTTGAGTTAGATAGAATAACAGTCGATAAATCTATTACATTTGACTATGATAATAACACTACTCCTCCTGCATGGACAGGACTACCTAGTGCGTCTCCACCGCTTGATCCAGTTGAGAGAGATAATTTTCATGTGTTATTCCCTAGAAAAACAATATTACCTGATAAAGGAAATGTATCCGGCTAATTTACGTTGATAAATACTATATTAAGAGAACAAACAAATTATGAGTACAATTAATACAAACGGAATCAATGTCGATTATCCTGTCCCAGGAGAAAATAACTCCACTCAAGGATTTAGAGATAATTTCACATCTATCAAAAACAATTTAAATACTGCAAGTACTGAGATTACAGAACTGCAAGACAAAGCCGTACTCAAACAAGGTTTAACTGGTGTTGCTATTGACAATAATATGGCTAACACACTGATCAGTAATGCGGCTGTGCGAGGCTTTAGATCGACTACATATAATCTAGGTAATGCAATATCTGGATCAGTTGTTGTAGATGCTACTTTAGGTGATGTACAAACTGGTACTATTACAGGCAACACTACATTACAAATAGCTGGTTGGGCACCTTCTGGAACTAAAAGTGAAATCACATTAGATTTAACAATTGGAAATTCAGATGCATATATTACTTTTCCGGGTACTATTAATGCTAGTGGCAATATCGTAGAAAACAATGCACTTAATGCTGGAAACTTAACGATTGCAAAAGCGCCTTATAATGTTACTAACTTACAATACAAACTTACAACTACAAACTGTGGTAACACAGTTACAATAGAACCTATTAACAGAGGTTATCAAACATCACAAGTTGAAGTTAGACAAGCAATGACACCAACAGGCTACGTAGGTGATAGAAACGGAGATATTGCTCTTACTCCTGTCGTAGAACCTATCACAGTGACTGCTACAACAGTTACAACGAATGTTTTCACTACTGATTCTACAGAAGGATTCTACATAGGTATGCCAATTGAATTCACTGGACAAGGTGGAAACGCAATTTTTGGTGGACCAGTTGCAGGAACAACATACTATGTTTCGACTATTACAACAGACACTAGTTTTGTAGTTACAACTGATGCCGCACTTACTACACCTCTAACACTCTCAACTGCTACAGGCACTATGCAGGCATCACCCATAGGTTATACATATCTTTGTGTAGGAACTTATGACAGTAATGTAACAGCAGGAAATCTACAAGCAGTTGCTAGTAATGTGATTACATTTTCAGGTGCTTTAGCACCAGTTGCTAACTCATTCTGTCCAAATCAACCAATAATTTTTTCAGGTGCTAATGTTACTAATGCTAATTTAGAAGAAAATGCAACATACTATGTTAAAACTGCTCCCTCAACAACTACTATAACACTTAGCAAATCTCGTGTTGCTGGTGGTGTTGCAGGTCCTGAAGTAGAATTAACAGATGTATCTGACTCTGCATTGCTCAGTGGCACAGTTGCAACAATATACGTGCAAGGGCACGATATTTGGAAACGGATACCATTAGAATCGTTCTAAGGAGGTATTGATGGAACATCCTTTTATCAATAAAAGTGACTTATCTAATAAAAGCCTAGAAGAACTACAAGAAACACTTTCAAGTTTAACTACTAAAATGAACTTTGCTATGGCTTCTGGTAACCAGCCTCTACTCAATCAATTAAGAATGGCAGTTACTAGTTACCAAGCACAACATAAGAAAAAACTAGATGAAGTTTTTGCAAAGCAAGACTTAGGTAATAATATTCATGTTGACGGAGACAAAAGGTGACTCAACGAATAGAAAAAGATTTTCTCTTTGATACTGCTATTCATTTTGAAAATGGTTTTTACATCAATCAATACCAAATAACATTATCGATGTTAGTTAATACTGATGTCATTAAAGAACATAATATTGCATTAGAACGTATTCATTACTTTATCTCACATAGAATTCAAAGTGGTCTGTTTATAGAGGAGAGTGAGACTAAAGCAATACAGAAATATAAAGCCGCTGGTATCAATATTTGTACATTGCCTGACGAACCACATGATCAGATAATTTCTATGGTATTACTAACTAAATTCAATGCGATAACTGAAAACAAACTCATAGTAACAGACTTAATTTTAGGGTCAACATTCAGTGAAGGAGTAAAATTTCATACTGTATCTGAGATAGCAGAAGACATTATCGACCAACACTCTTCTAAATGGTGGAATTGTGCTACAATATGTATGGAAGATTCCAAATTAGAAAACTCAGGCGAAGATCATAAAATTATAGAACTGTTCAGTGATGATGCTTGGGAAAAACTAGATTTGGGTTTTTCTAAAAAAGGTAAAAAAGTTAATCAAAAATTAGACCATAATACTTGATTTCTCACTTCAATACATATATAATAGTTGCATGATTAAGAACAACTATGGACAACCTATATACAACGAGCAAGACTTGTTTGATTTGTATATGACTAATCCCACTGTTAAGTTAAAACATGCTGTTATAGTAGATGAAGTTGTGCCTTTTGACCCAGCATTAGAATTAGAGAATGTACCTAATTTAGTCAAGGAGTTAACAGAAAACATTAACATGTCAGTAGAAGACTTTGATCAAATTCTTAGGAGTCAATGGTTTATGCCCGATGAGTATAAAACGTTTGACATTGCAAAGTTCGTATTAGATCAGTGTACACATGAAGAAGAACTACAACGAGCAGGTAAAGAGTTGTTGATGTATGAAAAGAGAGGACTCTTTACTTTGTTACAATATATGAAGTATCTTGTAGACTTAATGCGAAAGAACAATATAGTATGGGGAGTTGGGAGAGGATCGAGTGTATCTAGTTTTGTTTTGTTTTTGATAGGTATTCACAGAATAAATAGTTTACACTACGATTTAAACATCGAAGAATTTTTAAAATAGGATAAGATTATGGGAAAAATATACAAAACTGCTAGAGGAAGATCATTAGATATGGCAAGCCTAATATCTAAACATGAAAAAACTAGAGCAGTCAGCAATATAAATCAAGTTAATGCACGTGGAGATGAGATTGACTCAAGTGGACAAATCGTTAGACCTGCAGGGGATAAAGTAGCAGATTCTTATGCTTCTCAAGTAGGATCTCAAACTGCTCAAGCAAGACCTGAACATCCTGATCTTAGTCCGAGTGCCAATCCAAATGCGCCGTTATCACCAAAACAACTGAGAGAGTTAGATGCATTAAATTCTAAACAAATTCCAGACAAAGAAGAAGAAGCAGTTGAAACTCCTATGTTAGATAAATTAGTAGAAGAATCAAAACCACAAGTGCAAGAAACTGTCGAACCAGTAGAAGAATATGTAGCACCTATCGAAGCAGAAATTGCTCCTATTCCCCCAGTAGAGCCTGAAGAATTTGTAATGAAATCAGCAGACGAGGCTCCAGATAGTTTCGGAGGAGAAGGAGAATTAGAACTACATCCTGAAGAGGCTGAGTTAGCAGAGTTAGAAGAAGACTTTGACATCGAAGCAATTAAGAAAGCGGCTTTAGAGAACATTGTAACAGAACAACCAAAATCAAAAAAGAAAGGTAAGAAGTAAATGGCAATAGGACTTAAATCAAATATCAATCGTATTCAATGCAAGTCATTGAGAGCAATTTCTGATAAAATCATTGTACACAATATGGATTTTGGTGGACAAACATTAGATTCTGGTATCATTTTAATGGACGATGATAAGAAATCTTCAGGGATCAAACCTCGTTGGGCACAAGTATATTCATTAGGACCAGATCATAACAGTGGACTTGAAGTAGGTCAATGGGTTCTCGTTGGTCATGGCAGATGGACACGTGGTGTTAACATTACTGATGCAGAAGGCGATAAAACAATTCGATGTGTTGACCCTAAAGACTGCATGTTAGTAAGTGATGAACCTCAAAGAAATATGGCTTATGGTGACAAAGAAGGCGCTTAATGTCCATACAAGAAAATGTCAATGCATATGACGTTGATGCGTTTAAGTCCTCTTTTATAAAAACTGACTTATATAAAGCAATTGCTAAAAATTACCAATATTTGCATTGGGAAAAATTCTTTGATCCAATGCAACCAAATGCTTTCCACTTAGCAACAAAAAGCAAACATAGAAAACGTTGGCCAAATGAATACAGTCTTACTCCGTTTTATTATTTAAATTTTCTATTAGAAAAAAACCCAACTACTATCTACGATTTAGGTTGCGGTGATAATTCATTTAAAAAATATATTCCTAATATTATAGGAATTGACCCTGATAATTCATTAGAAAATAGAGCCGGGATTCCATATGTTGATATAGTTGATACAATAGATCAATCGTTTATCGATTCTCACCAAAACTATTTTGAGTCTGTTTTTTCAATAACCGCTTTACATTTCTATCCTAATATAGATATGAAAAAAATAGTAAATGATTTTATTTCGATGGTTAAGCCCGGAGGAAGAGGATATATCTCTCTTAATGTAGGACATATACTGAATAATATAGATAAGCATGAAATCTGGCTCGCTGATCCTACAGCAAGTACTGAAAAAATTAATCATTATTTTAAAACAATGCAAAGTGATGTACGTCCTGATAGAACCAAAGAAGCAGTAGAAAGGGTAACTAGGGAGTTGCTTTTTGATTTAGATTGTACTATAATAGTATTTGATGTTGATTATAGTCATGGGTCAGATTTTACTAGTCAACTAGACGGAGATATTAGAATAGTTTTTGAGAGGAATGAAGTAGCATAGTTTTCGGGTTATTTAGTTGTGTGTTCAGGTGAATGCACAATTGAAAAATTCAAAGGAGACTATATATGAAATTTTTTATTTTTACCCTAGCACTAGTTTCATTCGGTGCGACTGCTCAAACTGTTATCAACTATGAAGATGGTTCGTCATACACATTAAAAAATGGAGAAAGTATTTTCGTATCTTATGATGACAATCTTTGGGTACGTCAATTGTATGCTAAAGGTGATGTGTATTTTCGTAAACAAATACCATGGCCCAAAAGAGATCATGTACCAGACCCAAATGAAGGTGTAGTACAAAGTGACCATGAATGGTGTCTATCATATGCACCTTGGTCAGAAGGATATACATTTGAAATGGTTCGTTGGCAACAAGTATGTGATTCAAATAATGATGGAGTCTATGACGAAAATGATACTGTCTGGGAAGACTAAAATAAAGGGCACATTGTTGCCCTTTTTACTTAATTAATGATTGACATCTATGCATCAATCCTGTATAATGCTAGTATTAAATCAAACTCAATGAGGTATTAATGAAGAATCAGTTGTGGGTAGAAAAGTATCGTCCTGATACAGTAGATGGATATGTCTTCACAGACGATCTACAGAAAGGTCGAGTCGAAAGTTGGATTAAAGATGGTAGTTTTCCGCATCTGTTAATGTCTGGTGATCCGGGCACAGGTAAAACAACACTTGCAAAAGTGTTAATCAATGAGTTAGGCGTAGAAGACTATGACGTACTGACTATCAATGCATCACGTGAGAATGGTATAGACATGCTACGTGAAAAGATCAATGGCTTTGTGCAGACTATGCCGTTCGGCAAGTTCAAAGTTGTGCTGTTAGACGAGGCTGATTATTTAACTCAACCCTCGCAGGCGGCTTTACGAAATGATATGGAAGCATACCATGAGACTGTAAGATACATTCTCACATGTAATTATGCCCATAAGATCATTCCTGCACTAAAATCTCGTTGCCATGAATTTCACATTGCAAAGCCTGATTTATCAGAGTTCACTGCGAGATCAGCAACTGTGTTGATGAAGGAAGAAGTTGACTTTGAATTAGATGTGTTAGATACTTATGTTCGTGCAACATATCCTGACTTACGTAAGTGTCTTAGTCAATTGCAGGTAAACAGCGGTTCTGGCGCTCTCACACCCCCTCAGAAGCAAGGCCAAAGCGAAAATGAACTTCTAATCGAAGCAACTACCTTGTTTAAGTCTGGAAGTATTATCGAAGCAAGACAGCAGTTAATGCAGTATATTGCACTCTACCCGACTCGTATCGAAGATACTTATCGTTGGATGTATGACAACTTAGACTTGTTTGGTGCATCTAATGAAAAACGTGATGCGAACATTATTATAATCAGAAATGGCTTAGCAAACTTGCCTATGGTAGGTATCCCTGAGATATCACTCGCCGCAACTTTAGTTGAGTTGACTTCTTAATCGTATAAATATTTAATATGAGATATTTACTAATACAATTTATACGCAAACCTAACGGTCAAATCGATGAACACGTGAAGGTTGCAAAGAAGGTTAAAAAATCAGATCAGTCTACAAAGAATGTTATACTAGACTTTGGGACAAGTTCTGTAGTTAAATGTGTAATTGAAGGTGGTAACCACGATACTACATTCGATCAAATGTGTTCATACTATAAACGTATTTACCCTGCACTCATTGAACAATTAGAGAAAGAAGCACCAATAGAAACAAAAACAAAATAGAGGTACAATATGTTTGATACAATAAAAGAAATGGTAAAGGATTTGTCTACAGGTCTAGGAATAATGGCAGTATTGGGTATTGTCATATATACATACGGATATATGATCACTTCATTAGGTCTGTCAGAAACTTATGAGACCGCATTAATATTCGCACCAATCGTACTATACGCATCATATATGATGGGTGGTTTACGCAGACTTAATCGAAACACAAAGACCTTCTAGGGGCAAAATCTTAAGTCAAATGAAAGGGTCTTAACGACCCTTTCTTTTTGCCTGTTATTGATACATCTTTAATACATGCTCAATTATTGTGTGTCTCTTAATATCTCTTGGTTCGAATTCACATGCTGTCATTCCTGGTACTTTGTGTTGTTCGATTCTTCGTTTGAGATCAAGTAATCCATTATCGTGTCTGATTCGGTCAGTCTGTTCAACATCACCATTGATTATGATTTTGCTACCCTCAGCGATCCTTGTCATTAACATTTTTATCTGTGACGGTGTCGCATTTTGAGCCTCATCTAGTATAATCCAAGAGTGTTTGAAGTTTCTGCCTCGGCAAAATGCTAAGGGTGTAATTTCAATTATCTGTTCCTTCAACATATATTCGATTTCTGTCTGTCCGTAATATTCTCGGACTACATCAAATAATGGTCTAACCCAAGGTTCCATCTTAGAGTTCAAATCGCCTGGTAAGAAGCCATGTTTCTCATCGTCCACTGCCACTGCTGGCCGAGTTAACAAAATTCTACTACATTCTCCGCTTCTCAAAGCCTTCATTGCCGCTAACATTGCTAAGTAGGTTTTACCTGTTCCAGCTGGGCCAGAGACCATAACGATATCGGTTTCAGGGTCATTTAATGCAATGATATATTTTTCCTGATTTATACTCTGAGGTATTAGTTCGATTGGTCTGCGTGACGGTTGCTTTTTACTATACTTGTTAAAGTTAATCGTCTTTGAAGTGTCTGTGTAGAAAGTTTTGTCTGAATCTCCTTTGTGTCGGAATGGTTCATGTTTTTTTCTTAGTGCTCCAGTTTTACGTTTGCTCATATGTTGTTTCCTTGTAAGGTTAATTTATGAGAAAGATTTCTTTCTCACATGTATTTACCTGGATTCGACTACGCAAACACTGAGTGGTCAAAAAAAGTGCAAACCGTGATAAATACATGCACCAGAGAAATGGCGTTAAAAATATAATCTCTTTCCCTTAAGATAAATACTAATATGACTAATAAATTTACAGACGCCACACAAGCAAATTCTTTTTTCAAAGATATTAACTTTACTAGCATTGTGGATACAATTAAAAATATCTATATGTCCGACGGTTCAATGAACACTTTGTTAGATTTTGAAAGAGTTTTAGATGATGCAGATATCTATGCATTCAAAAACTGGATTAACGGAGAATTAGTACAAGGACCTGAAATAGGTCGTTACAATTGTTCATGTTGTTTTATGTGGCCTTATAAGTTGATGCCAGATCCTAAAGCAGTTCTTAGACTTACAGCAATTGGTTGTGATGTTAAGATGATGAAAGGACAACTTGAAGTTCCTATAGCAGTCACTTCATACGAAGACTTTCAATCAGGCAGTCGTTATCCAAAAATGAAAGAAAATCAAGTTTGGTTTATGCAGATTACAATTCCATTCGATTTAATGGATGATATTAAAGAAGGTACAGTTGATCTTGCTGATCAAACAATCGACCTTTCAGAAATTGAAGATGCATATGATGTTGACTTAGATGAAGAAACTTCCGCAGAGATTGGCGATGTCGAAGAACTTTCTGCGGCGCCAGATGAAGTTGATCCAATGGGAGCACCAGCAATATAATGTCTATACTAACTGAAGGATTAAATTACTTAGATATGGAAAATCAAATGTTTCCAACTTTGTACATTGATGAATACGCCGCTAAGATGGGAGAAGATAAAGATATTATCACTCTATCTTTTATGGTTAAATCTTACGCAGTAGGTGAAGATTTAGTTGCTTGGTTTGAAAGAGGTTACAACTTTGTATTAGATGCAAGTGTTAGTGAAGGTGAACTTGAACCTGGTAAATTTTTAGTATTTGTCGAAATGGACAGAAGATCATGGGTACCTAAAAAAATCTATGAACTAATAAAAGACTTAAAAACACTAACTGGTATTGATCCTAAAGATTGGACTATCAACATCGATGATGAAGATTACCCATGCGAGGTAGAAATAATGCAAGACAAAATGATTCTTAATCCAAACGAATATAAAATAGAAGAAGAACTAGAAGACGATCTCAATGAAATGAGATTACAAGCAGGATTAGATGTCAAGCCTAGTTACTCGTTAGAAGAGAAAGATACTTACATCAAAGACATTCAAGCCGCCGCCGGACTTTAAGTTCGGTACAATCCACCGTTGACTTTCTTGTCAACACTTGATACAATACAGCATGGATCACTATCAAACCCTGGGCGTTTCAAAACAAGCAGATGCTAAAGAAATTAAAAATGCATATCGTAGACTTGCGGGCAAACATCACCCAGACAAAGGCGGCAGTGAAGAAGAATTTAAGAAAGTTCAGAAAGCATATGAAACCTTAAGTGACCCAAACAAACGTGCAGAGTATGATAACCCTAGTCCATTCGGTGGTGGTTTCAGACAAGGTAGTCAACCATTTGATATGAATGATATCTTTGGTGCTGGTTCACCCTTTGGTGATATCTTTGGTCAACGAAGACAGCAACAACGTCAGCCAATGTTTAGAACAACATTACAAGTATCATTGAGACAAGCATATACAGGCGGACAACAAACATTAGAACTAAACACACATCAAGGCAAGAACGTAATTAATGTTACGATTCCAAAAGGTGTGCAAACTGGGCAACAAATTCAATACCCTAATGTTATCGATGCAAATACTGCTTTAATCATTGATTTTCATGTACATGAAGACTCATTCTTTGTACGTCAAGGACATAATTTAATAAGTGAACATAACATTTCTGTCTTAGATTTGATTGTAGGAACAGAAATTAAATTTACAACAATATCTGGGAAATTAATGAAGGTAAAGGTAAGAGAAGGTACACAACCAAATACACAGATCAAACTTACAGGGCAAGGAATGCCTATTGCTGATCCAAGAGGGCCTAATCAACATTCTGGGAAATTTGGCGATCAAATTATCTTGCTAAAAGGAATAATTCCTGTTAATATAGAGAAAGGTGTCATAGATGCAATTACCAAATATAAAGATATACAAGACCTAAAGAACAACTAAATAAATATAGAGGAACAAAAATTTGAACACATCGCCAGAAATCGAAAACATTATCTCTAAAGCCATTGAGAAGGCTAAGTCCTATAATCACCAATATGTGACAATAGAACATTTGCTTTATGCGTTAATTACACATCAACCATTTAAGAAATGCTTATCTCAATTTAGAGTAGAAGTAGACATGATGATTGATGAAGTAGAAGGTTATCTCAATGCACTTCATGCAATCAAATCAAATGATCCAGATTGCGTTCCAAGCAAGACAAACACTTTAGAACGTGTAATGAATCGTGGTGTAACACAAGTGTTGTTTACAGGGCGTAAAACAGTTACTACGTTAGATTTATATTTAAGTATTGCGACAGAAGGAAATACTAATGCTCACTATTATCTATTAAAGTATGGTGTAGTTAAAGGTAACTTCATCGATTTTTGGCAGAGACATTATAAAGGTGACGATTACTCAGTAATTTCAGCAGAACAAGCAGATGAAGTCTTGGAAGAATTCACAACTAATCTAACACAGATGGCTAGAGACGATGCATTAGAGCCTGTCATAGGTCGTGTCAGAGAAATTGATGATATTATCAATGTTCTAGCAAAACGTTTCAAAGCAAACGTACTCATGGTAGGCGATCCAGGTGTAGGTAAAACTGCAATCGCAGAAGGCATTGCATCAGCAGTGGTCAATGAAGAAGTTCCAGAGTTTTTACAAGGACATGAAGTCTATTCATTAGAGATAGGTAGTCTACTTGCTGGATCAAAGTATCGTGGTGAGTTTGAAGAAAAAGTTAAAGAAGTTCTACAAGCATTAGAAGTTAAAAAGAATGCTATTCTATTCATTGACGAAGCACACACTATGGGCGGCGCAGGATCAACATCTAATGGCTCAGTTGACTTTGCAAACATGATTAAGCCTGCAATCACTAAAGGCAAACTTAAAGTCATTGCATCTACTACATGGGAAGAATACTACGAATCATTTGAGAAAGATCGAGCATTGATGCGTAGATTCTATCGTGTAACAATTGATGAGCCTAGCACAGATACAACTCAAAGAATTCTACGTGGATTATCAGAAAGATTAAATGACTTCCATGATGTTAACATCACAGAAGATGCTATCGAGGCCGCAGTTGAAATGGCTGGTCGATATATACATGACAGAAAGAATCCTGATAAGTCAATTGATTTACTTGATGCCGCATGTGCAAAACAACGTGTAGCAGAGAACAAAGGCGCAGAGATAACCAAGTCTTTAATCTTAGATCAAGTAGAGAAGTTCACAGGCGTTCCTGCTGATAAACTCAAAGGGGACAATGTAGATCGTATTACGAACTTAGACGTAAATGTTAAAAGTAAGTTGTATGGTCAAGATGATGTAGTTGATAACGTAATCGAAAGAGTTTATGTATCGTTTGCAGGAATCGGCAACGAAACTAAACCTATCGCAAGTTTCTTATTTTTAGGCCCAACAGGCACGGGAAAAACAGAATTGGCTAAACTGCTGTCTAGTAACTTAGATATGCCACTGCTCAAATACGATATGTCCGAGTATTCAGAGAAGCACAGTGTAAGCAGTTTGATAGGACCACCCCCTGGCTATGTAGGCTTTAGTGATTCACAAGTACAAGGCGGACGTTTAATATCAGACTTAAGTAAACAACCTCATTCAATCTTATTGTTTGATGAAGTTGAGAAAGCACACCCTGATATATTTAATATTTTCTTACAGATGTTAGACGAAGGTACAGTTACTGGATCTAATGGTAAGCAAGTATCAATGAAGAACTGTTTAATCATTCTCACATCTAACTTAGGTAGTGCTGATGGTGACAGAAACAACATTGGTTTTGGAGACCAAGATAAAGTAGGTGAAGATGATAAAGCAATGAAGAACTTCTTTAAGCCAGAGTTTAGAAATAGACTTGATATGGTTTGTAAGTTTGGTAAACTTGATACACTATCTATCAAAAAGATTGTTATCAAATTTGTTTCTGATCTTCAAACTGCTCTTGTGGAGAAACACAATATTACTCTTAACTTCACTGAAGAAGCAATTGAATACCTTGCAGAGAAAGGTTATGATCCTAAATTAGGAGCAAGACCATTAGCAAGAAAAATCGATGAACTAATCAGAGTTCCGTTAAGTAAGAAAATCTTGTTTGAAAAAATCAAAGATGCAAACGTCATGTGTGTTATTGACCCAGATACTAGCGAAATTAATTTTGCAGTAACATCAAAGGGTAAAGCAAAAGTTGGCGATGATGGAATCATTGAAGTAGAGAGTATTAGTGATGAAGATTACTTATTGATAGTTGATGATAATGAAATAGATTCGACTGATACTCCATAATATCGACTAGACACTTTAAAAGCATAAATACTACTATAACACGGAGATATTTATGGCTAAAATAGTCGAAGACATGGTCGCAATCAAACTCAGTAAAATTGCAAAAGATGATGCACCGAGTGCACCAATCATAACTGATGAAATCGCATCACAGTTAGAAGCAGTTGCACAAGAGTTAGTTGGCGAGGCAGTTATAGTAGAATTAGTGAGGGGATAGTAATGTCACAGTCAACAATTCTTGCATTACTACCGCAAACTACATACAATAATGATGGCACTGCTAAACCATATGATGTGACAGGCAATGCTCAACCAGCGGCCGCATATTATTTAGGTAATCAGGACCTACAAACATTATCATATAATTTTACAGAAGTTACTGGTAACTTAGTTATCGAAGCATCATTGGCATCATCGCCTGCTGTTGAAGGTGATTGGTTTAAAGTATGGGAAACAACAGCAAACAACTCTGCTAATCTCAATGCAAATACAAGTGCCTACACTAACCTGACAGGAAACTTTACTTATATGAGAGCCAAGATTGAAGACTTCAATCATGGTGTTGTACAATTCGTTAAGATAAGTTATTAACATGAAAAAGATTGTCGTATTGCCAGGAGGATTTCATCCTTTCCATGCAGGGCATTTAGCACTGTATCAACAGGCTTTATCTAAATTTCCAGATGCTGATGTATATATGGCTGCCAGTGACAATCAAAAAGAAAGACCTTTCCCATTTAAAGTAAAACAATTATTAGCAACTGAAGTTGCAGGCATACCTAAAAATAAATTCGTGCAAGTTAACGGCTCGCCATTTAATCCAGATATTATTACTAAGAATTACAATTCTTCTGAAGATGCATTAATTTTTGTACGTAGTGAAAAAGATCGCAAAGAGCATCCTTTACCTGATCAGATTAGAAAGAAAGACGGTAAAATGGGATATCTATTATCATATCCAGGAAAAGATGAGAGATTAAAACCTTTTGCAGATCACGGTTATATTGATTACTTACCTGTCGCAGAGTTTTCTGGAGGCATGACAAGTGCAACTGAAATTAGAAATGCTTGGCCTAAATTAGATGAATTAGGTAAGATTGAATTAATCAAGGGCATGTATCCAGGAGCAGAAATGACTGTTCCAAAAATAAAAAAGATTTCTCAAATATTAGATTCTGTGTTGATAGGTGAGTTAGTAGAATCATTTGTAAGTCCAGAGCAGTTAGATGAGGGTTTAAAAGAAAAACTTGCTGTCGGTCTCCTTGCATTAGGAATGCAATTTGGCAGCCAAGTAAATGCAGAAGAAGTATTTATTTATCAGGATAATCAAGGTAAAATGATCACTGTAGACTCAAAAGAGGATGTTCCAAGTACATCAGAAATGGTTTATTATATAGACACCGAAGGGACGGATGAAGATGGAAATCAAAAAATTGCAAAAAAGTGGCTTAGATTTCCTGCTAATTTAGCGGCAAGTGACGCACAATGGCTCCTAAAGTATCTGCCTACACCAAAACCAGAATCTTTACAGAAAGCATTTGATGCAGTAAGCCACCTCACTGATATCAGTGAAGCATTTGTTGACCCAGATCAATCAAAGCAATATTGGAACCACGATGCACAAAAAGTAGGTGTTGGTATGATGATTGATATGCCACTAACAGATAAACCAAACTTAAATGGTAGAAGACAAGGCTTCAATGAAGGTGGAGAAAGAGGTGACATAGAATCTGCCGCACAAGATTGGGTAGAACGTGTCTACAGAGATTCACCAGACAAAAGTAGAGACGATTTATATCAAGCACTAGAAAGAGTAAGCCATGCTGATCTTGGTACACAACATTTAGATTACTTTAGCGGAGAGCCATTAGGCATAAACTTAGATAACAAAGGTCATATAGTAAGAATGGCTATGATTGCAGTAGACGGTTTTGACAAAGAAGACGATAGAAATTATGTCAGTGAATCATTAAACAAGATTCGTGGCATGATCAAAGAAACTACAGACGAACAAAAGTCTAAGTCAGTTCACTTACATCGTAAACTTTTTGAACTTATGGAAGAAGAAAAGAAAAACAACGTTGTTAAACTCCGAGGCTTTGGTAGAGAAGTAGACAAACCTATTCCAAACCTCAACAGAGTCAGAGCAGAAAAAGAAAAAGAACAAGAACGTGAAAACAATTACTACAGTGAACGTAGAGCCGAGCAAGAAGAACTATTAGCAAGACTACAGACTGAATTACTTAATGCAAAACAAGAATTTTCTGAACTAGCAGATGCACAACTTTTACCTATAGAAATGATAGAGACAATGGAAAATATAGATAAACTCATTGATTTTATAGAAAACTGGGAAGGTTCAGAAGCACAAAATAATTTCCCGTTCACTGAATCTATACTCGAAAAATTACAACTTAAAA